TACTGCGTGAAAGCATAGGGAGACTGACATGGCATTATCAAAAATACTACCAGCCTCTCAAGAGCAATATGCAGGGGCGAGAAATCTTATCATCAATGGCAACTTTGCTATTGACCAAAGAAACGGTGGCTCAAGCATAACACCTACCAATGGTCAGTTTAGTGCAGACAGATGGAAATGCTCTTTAAGCCAAGCATCAAAGTTTTCTGTGCAACAAGTAACGGATGCTCCTGTTGGTTTTCAAAATTCAGTTAAACTTACTAGCCTTTCTGCTTACACTCCTGTTTCTTCTGATTACTTTCTTATTCAGCAACAGCTAGAAGGATATACAGGCGCACATTTACTTTATGGAACGGCTGATGCAAAAACAGCAACTTTATCTTTTTATGTAAAGGCATCTTTAACAGGGACTTTTGGTGGTGCGATTAGAAACAGTAATGGTTACAGCAGAACTTATCCTTTTGAGTACACAATTAACTCTGCAAATACTTGGGAAAGAAAAACCATAACATTTGCTGGCGATACATCTGGCACTTATTTAACGACAAATGGTGCTGGAATCACAACAACCTTTAGCATAGGTGCTGGGACTGACTTTAAGTCAACAGCAAATGCTTGGGCGGCTAACAATGATATTGCAGGAAGTAACGCAACAGATGTTGTGGCAACTAATAGTGCGACATGGCAACTTTCTGGCGTACAGCTAGAACTAGGCGAGACAGCCACACCGTTTGAGCATCGGTCTTATGCGGATGAGTTGGCTAGGTGTCAGAGGTATTACTGTAAAACTATTCAAGAATTAAAAAGTTCTTATGGTGCTACTTATAATTATGTTGATTGGCTGTTTCCTGTTCAAATGAGAACTGCTCCGACTATTGGAGGAAATGTTACTGGAACTGCTGATGGTGTTCAAATAGACGCAGCGTCTCGTTATTCATCCGGTAGTTCTTATGCAAGATTTGGAAACGGCACGGCTAACCCAGCTACAGCAGATGCGGAGTTATAAATGGATATCACATCAGCACAATATATTAGAAATAGAGATGACACTGATAATATAGCTATTGCCGCAACTGTTAACGGGCAAGATATGGAAGTTCCCATAGACCCAGCCAACCGCCACTACGCAGAAATTTTGCGTCAGGTAGATGCTGGCACACTAACAATAGCGGAGGCAGACTAATGCCATACATAGGTAAAAATCCAGTAGGCGGTGGCTTTCACAAGCTGGATGCTCTGACTGCCTCTGCCACAGATACTTACGCTTTGACGCTAGGTTCTGCGGCATATTATCCAGAGAGTGCTAACCAACTGCTAGTCTCTCTGAACGGTGTTATCCAAGCACCACAGGACAGCTTCACAGTGTCTGGTTCTAACCTAGTGTTTGACACGGCTCTGACAGCCTCAGACAGCATCGACTTTGTTGTTGCGCTGGGTGATGTGCTGGCTGTGCAGACGGTTACTGATGGGGCTATTACGACTAACAAGATTGGTACTGATGCTGTCACTACAGCTAAGATACAGGACGGTGCTGTTACTGCGGCAAAGCTGGCTGGCACTTATCAAAATGCTGTTTCTGTAGCACTTATAGCTGACCAAAAAACTTTGAATACTGCTGGGGGTACATTTACTAGCGGTGCTTGGCGCACAAGAGATTTGAATACAGAGATATTTGACCCTGATGGAATAGTAAGTATTTCGTCTAATCAATTTACATTAGGTGCTGGCACATATCTTATACAAATAAAAGCCCCTGTTTATAGAGTTGGTAGAAACAGAGTAAGGCTTTATAATGTTACGGACAGTGTACTAGAAGGACTTTCAAATAGTCAGTTTGAAGATGGTGACAATGATGGAAATAGTCTCACTGAAGCTACAGTGTTTGTAACCCCAACCGCTTCTAAAACTTATGAAGTACAACATATTGGTGAAAATACAGTATCAACCTATGGATTTGGGGTTGAATCAAATCTAGGCGGCAACGAAATATACACTACTGTTTTTATAACAAAGCTGGCATAGGGAGACTGACATGGCTTTAATTAAACTAAACAATCAGTCTTTGTCTGCTGTTACTAGCGCAGGGTTGCCCAGTGGCACTGTGTTGCAAGTGGTGCAAGCCACAGAAACATCAAGAGTATCAAAAGCGTCTACAAGTACAAACAATTTTACTGCCGCTTTTATGTCGGGAACAATCACACCGTCTTCATCAAACAGTAAAATTTTGGTTATTGCCTCAGGAACTATTGGTTGGGAATCAGGAACTTGTCACCTAAAAGTTATAAGAGGTTCAACTGATATTTACAGAGGCGATGCAAATGGAAGTAGATTGCAGTCTGCTAATTCTTTTAGACACGCCGCAACAACTTACACCCTTACAATGGACACTTTTAACATAACCTTTTTAGACAGCCCTGCAACAACTTCGGCAATAACTTACAATTTGGTTGGCAGTTTAGGTGATACATACAGTGGGGATATTGTACTTAATGGAACTGATAATAATGCTAACGCATCTTACGGTGGTGCGACTGCATCATCAATTACCTTAATGGAGATTGCAGGGTGAACCAGAACGACATTGCATTAGCTACTGGTGGTATTACTGCGCCTCTGTGGTTGCAAGCCCTGAACGATTGGCTAGGGCTTGTAGCTGTTAGCATGACTATTATTCTGCTTGCTATTAACATCTGGAAAAGCAGAAAGAAGTAGCTGTGATAGACCCAGCCACCATAGCTTTGGCGGCTAGTGCATTTGCGGCTGTTAAGAAAGGCATAGCATTTGGCAAAGATATTGAGGGTATGTACCAAGATGTATCTCGCTGGATGTCAGCTTGCCATGATATTGAATCCAAACATCATAAAGTTAAGCGTAAAAAAGGTCAGTCTATTGCTGAAGAAGCAATGGAAACTTGGGCGGCTGTTCGCAAGATACGCCAGCAAAGGGAAGAACTAAGACTGTATATGCTGTCTATCAATCCTAATGCTTGGAATGAGTTTATTAAAATAGAAGGTCAGATAAGAAAGCAACGGCAACAGGAAGAAGAAGAAAGGCGTAGGAAGGTAAAGAAAACCATAGAGATTATAATCCTTGTTTGCGCTATGATACTTGTTAGCTTTGCCTTTGCGTTTTTAGTTTGGTGGGTATTTTACTTAAGGAGTCAATGATGGCTGTTACTATGGAAAGATTTTTAGAGTGGAAGATACTGCCACGCCTAATGATGCTGGTGATGACAATCATGTATATCCGTGTGCTTGAGTGGGGCATGAGCCTAGAGGATTTATCTACTGCTCAGTCTGCTATGATTAGTGTATGCAGTGGCGCAATGACAGGTGCTTTTGCTGTATGGCTAGGAAGTGAAAAGAAATGATACAGTTACTAGGCGTTGTAGGTAATCTTGCTCAGACATTTCTTGAGGGTAAGGTTGAGAAAGAAAAAGCCAAGTCAGAGATACTCAAGACTGCGGCACAGCATGATAGTAAGTGGGAACTTATCATGGCTGAGTCTACAAAGAATAGCTGGAAAGATGAGATTATAACTATAGTTGTCCTTGCCCCATGTGTTATGGCTTGGATAGACCCTGAGCTTGCCAAGCGTGGCTTTGATGTTATTGCTGAGTTGCCTGATTGGTATCAGAATATATTGTATGTAACTATTCTAGCTGGCCTTGGATTAAAAGGCTTGGATAGATTTAGGAAACGGTAATGAAACTATCACCTCATTTTAGCTTAGAAGAATTGGTTAAGAGCCAGACTGCAATTCGTAAGGGCATACCTAATTCGCCCTCAGAAGCCCATACAGAGGCATTGCGTCATTTGTGCATGAACATACTAGAACCAGTAAGAACGCAATACAGCATACCTTTTAGCCCCAGCAGTGGGTATCGTAGCCCTGAGTTGTGTATTGCTATTGGTAGTTCTGTATCTAGCCAACACGCTAAAGGTGAGGCGGCTGACTTTGAAGTGCCTAGCATTTCTAACTTAGAAGTTGCTGGCTGGATTGCTGGTAATCTGGATTTTGACCAGTTGATTCTTGAGCATTACGAAGGTGGCAACAGTGGGTGGATACATTGTAGCTACAAAACAGAAGGCAATCGCAAAGAGGTTTTAACTTATGACCGAAAGAATAAGTATCGTAAGGGTTTGATTACTTAGACTTTCTGCGTTGCATTGATTGTTTCAATGTGTTGCTAACAAAGGTTGGGCCATTTCTTCTTTGGTCTGTTCTGTATTTGTCAAAGTAAAATAGTCTATCTCGTTTGTTTTTTAGATACAAACTAAATTCATAGACTGTCATTTGAGACGCTAAGTTTTTATTCTGGCTCGACATCTATTACCTCATGCTCAAGTATTTTATATTTATACAACCATGCACCTTTATTTCTTTTTAATCTGTTTATAGCTATTTCTTTTGCTTCTTCTATATCTACAGCCATAACAGAAACTTCTCTTTCTATAATTGTTTCAACATAAACAATATGTTTTTTAGCATCCTTTCTATTGTTTGTTTGTGTTCTTTTCATAATAATCTCCATATAAAAAGGCGCACCAGTGGGAACGACTCAAACTGATGCGCCTCGGCTTGGAAAGGAGAACTACTTCGAAACCAAGCCTATGTTAGAATGGTATAACATCATCTACAGATTCTGTCGCCTGTTGATTATCCTGTGTTTGCTGTTGTTTTTCAGAGACTTGGAATGTCATGTATGGCTTGCCATCTTTCATGCCTCTCCATCCAGCAATGCGTAGACCATCAAAGATACCTTCCATTGGTCCTGAATAATCTGGTGCTTTGTCATTACCCTGCTTGTCATTCTCAAATAGAACGCCAGCTTTGTAGTAAACCTCAACACGTTTATCGCCAGCCTTAGATTCCGTTAAGATAAGAGCCACGTTGCGTTCAACTCCGTGTATATCTAGCTTACCTTGCAAGATAAACTTTTGTTCAGGGAATGGCTGGAAAGCCGCCCCTCTGTTTGTGTTATCATATTCACTCATTAGAATGTCTCCTTGTTTAGTTTATAGGATGGGGGTTGACCCTTTACCGTTCTGGTTTCAATGTTGTAGCCAGCTTTTCTAGCCAGCTTTATGTATGTGATTGCTGTCTTTTCAGTTACCTTTAATGACTTGGCAATGTGGTCAAGCCTTTTGAATCTATCACTGATAAGAGGTATCAATGCTCTGTAGTATCCATGATTTCTTTTTTTAACTACAGGAGTGTAAATTCTATCTGATTGGTTATGGCTGTTCATCTTCTTGCCATACTTCATAACCTCGTTCATCAACCAAATGATACGCTCTTGCTTGTGTTTAATTTCTTCTATGTCTTGTTTGATTTGTTTGATTGTTCCAAACATTACCAACCTCCTGTATCTTTGTTGCCACTGTCTGCGGCATATTTATTGCCATCCATTTCGCCTAAGAATACATCAGCGTTAAAGCCTAGATGTGATAGGGCTTTGGTTAGGCCATCAGTGATAGCCATCTTAGGCGCGTCTTCTGCAATGCGTTGCTTGCTTGCACTGTAGAATGTACGACAGCCTGAGAATGGTCCGAATATATTTTCACGCGAAACAGTCCAGATAGAAACGTCTGCAATTACAGCAGTGTCACCACCTGCCAAATCAATAAAACGTGTTTCGTTTATCCATCCCCAGCCTTGACCGACAGGGCCAAACTGTTCTGTTGCACATCGTACTTGATATTGTGGGTCGATTGCTGTGAATGACCGCTTACCAAACGATACCTTCTTTAGATATTGTTTGTCTGATTTGGATACTGTGTTCCAAAGTTTCATGTTGTCTGACATTTAGTTCTCCTTTGTTGTTATGCGTAACGAGCCACGCTTGTCACGCTTGATTGTAAGCAAGTCGCAATATACTTCTCGCTCATCATCAGCGACCATAGCCTTTAGGTCTGACTTTGCAGACTCAAAAGACTTTGCTGATTGTTCTTGCTCAATGTAGTCATGGCAACGAGATATAAACTCATTGTCACTTGAGGCATCCCTGCGTGTCATGCCATCTACAGGAATCTTATCTATAGATACAGGTGACACTTGCTCATCACCGAAAGGGCGAGTGTCTGCTTTGACATGACCCCAAAACTCTTTGAGGTGTACTTGCATCTTGTGAATGTAATCCCAATCTTTCTTGATATAAACAGATTCCCATCTGCGATTGCCAAAGATTACAGATAGATAGCATCCATCCTTAACGCTAATCCATAAGTAGAATTGTATCTGCGGCATATACATATTGAGGCAACCTTCCATTGTGTTGCGTTCGTATGTATGCTTTGCCTCTACAATTTCATGTGTGTCATGTATGCAAGCATCGACAGTACCCTTACATGGTACGCCTTCCCAATTCATTTCGAATGTTCTTTGCTTACTGAGCAAGTCTAAGCCTCGCTCTATTGCATTGAGTTCATTATCTGCAAACCAGTGCAGATTAAAGTCTTCTGTATATGTACCTAGTTGTACAGCAAGATGGTTGGATAAATCTTCTGGTTTGGTGCGACCAGTTTTTTCTTCCCATAGTGATACCCAATCACCATCCATGATGCGTCTCATATCTGAGCCGCCAATAAAGCCTTGTCTATTCATGTGTAGTTCTCCTTTTCTTTTGTTGTACTGCAACTATGCAGTAATGTCAACACGCTTTTTGTGAAGCGCATCTAACAGTAGCTGGCGCGTGCGTACTCGCCAGCCAATGTGTTCATAAAACTCTGCGTATGAAGGCCAGAATTTTGCAGACTCAGATACACGCTTGATTGCACGTTGTACAATGTCTGCTGGGTAATTTGATAACTGCATTGCTAGGCTTCTCATGCGTAGTGAGTGGTCTTCTGGTGTCTCGCCTGTAGGTTTGACCACCAGCGTTGCTAACAATTCAAGCTGGCTCTCGATGGCCTCCACCGACAACGGGGTCATCGAAGCCAGCACAGCTTTGATTGCTTGCTCTACTTGCTCAACTGAATCTGCTTCTATCTTGAAACCAGAAACAAGAATGTGAGTGCCGTAGTCTGTAAACCTAGTGCGTGATATTTCATTGACTGTGTAACCTAGTATTGATTCGACCGAAGTAACTAGACTTCTGTCCACTTTGGCTGGGTCGCCTATCTCTAACAATCGAGCCACCGATTGTTTTCGCTGTTCCGAACTTAACTGAATTTCGTATCCAGTTTCGGTAGGCTTTCTCGATGTCGATGAATGTTGTGCCTTTTGATTGATGGTGGTCACGGAACTGATTGGCTTCAAAGTCATGGTCAAATTCCTCTTTCATAATTGTATCTATAGAAAAGCGAAGGTCATCAGACGGCATCCACTCATCTGGAACTTGTTTGCGCCTAACAACTTTATTGTTATTACTGGTTATTGATAGGTTAGTGTCGCTCTCTGCAACAGTGGTGTCGCACTGTGCGACAGTCGGGAATACAGTATAGAGTGTTGAACGTCTGCTGTTACCACGTTCTCTAACCACAAGACCGTGTTCCTCTAGCCAGTTTAGTTTTCTAGCTACAGTTGCTTTGTTCATTTGTGTGCGGTCAGCAAGACGTTCGAGGCTAGGCCAGCACTGGCCTGTCTCCTCGTTGGCGTGGTCTGCTAGTACAACTAACAACCACTTGGCATAGCAATCAGGTATATCAGCTTTGATTGCCCTCGCCATCAGTAGAAATGACATTGCAGTTCTCCTTTAGTAATGGTGCAATATGTTTTTCAAACACATCTGCATCAAACATTATAATAGTTTTTGGTTCACCTGTCCTACGTTTATAGATTAAAGCGTCACGCATTACAGTGAATGGGTTGGGAAAGCCAGACTTGTCACGGTACTTTACTTCCGTTACCAGTCTATGTCCTCCGATTTGCCAGACGATATCGCCTGAATACTCTCCTCCCAGCGACCCTGAGAGAGGTTGCCTTTTGGCTTTGAACCCCAGTTTTTGTAACCACTCTGTGATTTTTCGCTCGTGATAGTTTCCTTTGTTGCGACTCTTTGAAGCCACCAATCCCTCCCTCTTTCCATGCAGTCAAGGCATATTATGTGGTAAGTTGCTGGTTCTATAGATGCAAGGATACAGCTAAACCATAGTTTTGTTTGGTCACATGAGTCACAAAGGGCTGGCTTGCCTACTTTATCGTTGAGTTTTTTTCTTATGGATTTTGATTTGTAAGCCAAGAGCGTCTAACCAACAGCTAAATAAGAAACCAGATGGCACTCGTTTGTACTGTTCCCATTTGTGAATTAAAGATTTGGCGCACCCGATACGATGCGCCAGTTCTTCTTGTGATATCTTCTGCCTCTCTCTATGAGACACCAGTTCATTAATGATTGCCTGATATGTATCAGTCACTGGCGTTTCGTTTTTGTAGTGCTGAAAGTTTTTCAATAGCTTGCTCTACTCTGTTAGCAGTGCTATGCCTTAGTTCTGAACCCAGCTTTGCTCGATAGAAAGTTGAGTCAGGTACACCAGCATAAACGAAAGCCCTCTTGAGATTTACGTTTGCATCTGTAGATTTTTTGATGAGTGTGTCCATGTATGTAAGCATGAACACATCATCTGCAAACGCGCAGTTATTGTCAAGCCTCCTCTTGTATATAAAATTCTTTAGCCCACATAACTAATTGATTTCGCCCGCTTTTTCCTCTGCGTTTGCGTTCATCTACAATTACAAAACCTTTTTCTTTTAGCTGTTTGTATCTTGCAGTGACAGAACTGTAGCCATGATGGGGTAAAATATTTAGAACGTCATCTGATATGCAACCGTCTTTGCCAAAAGTTTTGATGGCGGATAAGACTATGCGTTCCATTGCGTTGACATCTAGCTGGTCTGCCGCTTCGTGACTTGTTGAGGGGTCACTCGCTCTGACCAGCTTGTATGCTGGTGTGTCGAATAAATCATTCATTATTCCATTCCTCCACTTCAAAAATAGTTTCGTCCATTTCATCATAAAGAGGGTCTGATATTATCTGCTGAACGTATTCTTGATTTCTGTAATTTTGTATTGCTTGTTCTCGATTATTGGCCTCAATAATATAATGTGTGTATGATATATAGGATGTTGTTACTCGCCATTTCATGTCTGTTCTCCTTTTATGCGAATGGTATGTGGTATAACTTCCCAAGTTTCTAATTCTAAAGCTACTTCAAGCACATCTTCTGTAGATAGAGAATCTTCTACCCACAATTCTTGATAGATTGTTTTATTAATTAAAACTTTGATGTCGCTCGAACCGCACCAACAGAAGCCACCTGAATCTTCTGTTGGGTGGTTCAGTGCATTGTATGATTCATATTGCTTGCCACAATCCCAGCACTCATACACTTCGTCATAAAGTTTATTGCCATCAAATTTAGTACGGTACTTCGTCATTGATTTTCTCCATAGGATTTGCTTCTTCCCAAGCGTCAACAGCACGCTTGAGGAACTTTTCCTTATTGAATCTTGGGTTAGTTTTGGCTAGTCGGTCAGCCATTTCTACTATCTGTGAAGGCCACCCCATAAGTGGGGCAACCTCATCAGCTAGATATTCAAAGTGTCTTTGTTGCATGAGTGACATTACTTGTTCTCCACAATAGTAGGTTTAGAGTATGTTTTGTTATCACCAGCATCAGTTGCAAGTACCTCGTGATAAGTATCTTCAATGCCCTTGAGATAGTCACGAGCCATGTTTGCTTTGTGTCTAAACTCTGATTTGCTGGCATCTAAATGACCGCACATAATAGTAAGACTGCGATTGATAGATGATAGGTGTGTGATAAATGAGTAAGACATTGTGTTCTCCTTGTATTGTGATTGACAGGATGGAATCTGCCACCCTCACCCACGGCAGGGGTGGCAGTTCCAGACTGGATTATACAACTTCCCAGTTTGATTTCTTGAATACTTTGGATAGCTGATTCTCGCGTAACCTGCGTGTGTTAGCAGGTGAGCGTGACTCGTTGGTGTGTGTAGCCCAGTATGTACAAGCGTTGTACAATGCCCACTTGTTCATGCCGAGAGTGCGTGAGTCTGCGTTCCAACAGCACATCAACTGGTCAAGCTGACGCTCATTCCATTTGAATGTGGATGTTTTGTTTTGGATGCGGCACATTGTGTGTTTAAAGAATTGCTCTGCCATTTCATCGCTGACATGAGTACTCATCCATGCTTTGTACTGGTCTTTGGTATTGAAGAAAGCGTCCAATCCATTTTGTATCTTGCCGGCAGAGCCTTCGATGTTGACATTGGTGGTGTGCTTTGCCCATGTGTTAGCCAGTGTATCAGAGTGTGTGCATCCGTTGAGACACCATAGGCGCAAGCCTCTGGCTTGCTGTTGAAACGCCCATGAACCGTCATAAGAATTATAGAACAGGACTTGGAAGCGTATTGTATCACCGACCTCTGGCTCAACAACCAAGTCATTGAAGTCGATAGTGCCTCGTAACTTTGCACCATTGTCAAACAGTTCTATTTTGTAATCATAATCTTTTGATATGCCAGATTGTCTGACTGCATCAAAGACTGAGTTGACTACATCGTCATGGTGTATTGCTTTGTATTTAGAACCATGAACACCAAGCACTTGATTGGTATCTGTGCGTACTAATGCTCGTGCCATGTTAGGCGGCACTTCGATTTCGTTTGCACCTGTAATTGTAGGTGATGCCCACAAGTCATAGGTATCTACTGGAAATGCCCAAGCATTTACAGTTTCTAGTTCTTGAATTGTTGTCATGTCGTTCATTGTAGTTCTCCTTTCTTGAACGGTTATTTTACTGTGTCTTCCGTTTTACAAAAGCACATTATAAAATGGACGACCTTTCTCCCATACCAAATACGCATATATTTGCCTTGAGAAAATCCATAAATCTTAAAGTTAGATGGGCGTTTATACTTCTTCCATACCAACAAGGTGTAACCAAACGATGTAATAGTACCTTCGCCAAGTTCTTTCCAAGGTCTAGGCCAATCATCTGGTATGTTAATGTTTAGTTTCTTTTTCTTCTTTGCCATCTGATTACTCCGCCATGCTGTGCATAATAAAGCCAATGAATGTTGCACCGATACCGAATACAATCAGCATCATTTGCAACATAAATTCTTCGTTAGTCATTGGCGCATAGGTTTCATCTACTGCCATTGATGCCAGTAGCACTGCTGATATGCCACCATAGATAAATGTTTTAGCGATTACTTTCATTGTGTTCTCCTTTACTGCATCTATGCAGTATATAATGTTTAGTTGCTGTGTGCAACCATAGACTTTTTTTCTCAAGTCATGTTTGATTTGTTGGCGGCTGGCAAACACTCAGCCGTGATGTGTCCCCCCTTTCGGGCGGATGAGAAAAACAAAAGAAAAGCCCCGATGCCGAAGCATCGAGGCTCGTTGTTGGGGGTTATGCGTATTTGCTGAGGATGTCTGCTGTCTTGTCAGCTACTTGCTGTGACTTGTTATGCTCATCAGGAAACAACTGCTGTGACGCTTGTGTGAAGTATGTCACCATCTCGTCATTGAAATCTACTTGCTTCTGAAGCCACTCGATATCGTTCTCGTTCTTCAACAGTGCATCATTGTCAATCTGTTCACCGTTGCGAGCTTTCTCAACGATTTCTTCTTGCATTGCAACAATCTCTGCAATCCGAAGTTCTTTCTGATTCGAGTTCCAGTTAATATCTTTCACAAACTTTGTAAGATAATATTGAATTGATGATTTGTGTGTTCTGTCAGTGATTGTATGAATACGCATCATGTCCTGAACGAAGCCGTTAGTTGTGTTTTTCTTGCTAGTCATGTTAGTTCTCCTTTGTTGACGGTGAGGAACTGCCCTCACCTTATGCCCCCCACTGAAATCACCATCCGAGGGGACTGTCAAACAGCTTCACGAACGTGGCTATGCCTCGCCCAGCGAGGCTCAATCAAATAGCCATACTCGCATCGATGAACAGAAAAGAACGGGGCTAGGTATCTACCTGCGAGGATGTCTCTACCAGACGGAAGCAGTTTGACTGTCACAGCGGATTGTGATTCAGATGAGGGGGTTTGGTGAGGAAAGCAGAGCCTCTCCTCAACAAAGGTGACTGACTAGCAGAAAAACATAACTGACGGTGGAGAGAAGACATGGTGCGTGTTCGTGCAATCTCTGACCCTTGTGCTATTGTGTGTACTATTGTTTTGTGCGTTGACAAGGTACTCGCTGAGAGTGGATAAAGGGGGGGAACACAAGGGGGGGTTATTGAGGTTGAGACATGACAGATGTAGTGAAACTAACTGATAAACAGATGGCTCTTGTGGATACGCTTGTAGCAACAGGCTGTAGCATCAAAGAAGCGGCTCGTGAAGCTGGGTATGCCCAAGGAGAGAGTGGCAGAGTGACAGCCACAAAGACTTTGCGCCTCCCTCATGTGCAGTCGTACATGATGCAGAGGGTGACGGAGACGTTAGGATTGAACGCTACCTTCGCCGCATCTAAGCTATTGAATCTAGCTCGTGGTGCTAAGAGTGAGTATGTTCAGCTAGAGGCGAGCAAGGACATACTGGACAGAGCAGGGTTCAAGCCAGTAGATAAATCACAGCATTTAGTTGCTGGCGAGATTAAGGTTAGTATAGACTTAAGCTGACGGGGGTGGGGTCAAAAAGTTGGCATAGTATGTGGCGAGGGATGCCTCACTCACATGATAGTTAAAAAAGGCTCGATGAACCTGAGAAATATTTTTTTTAGTCAGAGGTATGTCTAATGTGTGTTTCAAGTACGCCTAGTGCGCCAGTAGCTAAGACGAGTTACAGGGATACAAGTCAAGACCCTATTATTAGCAACTACGAGTTAAGTGATGCACAGAAGGCTGAGAACAAGAGACGCAGGGCGGCTAAGAGAAGTAAGTCATTAGTTTCTTTTAGCGACAATGGTAGCACTGGTACTGGCGTTTCTTTTAGCGGTTCTGTTCCTTCAAGCAGGGGTTTTAGCACAGAGCAAGCAACTGGATTTGGGATGGACTTATAATGGCAACGACACCAGCATGGACTAGGAAAGCAGGGAAGAACCCTAAAGGTGGGCTTAATGCAACTGGCAGGGCTTCGTATAAGGGTGGTACATTAAAGCCCCCAGTTAAGTCTGGTGACAATCCTCGCAGGGCATCTTTCTTGGCTCGTATGGGCAACATGAAAGGTCCAGAGCGTGACGAGAAGGGTAGACCTACTCGTTTACTGAAGTCTCTACAAGTTTGGGGTGCTTCATCTAAGGCTGATGCTAGGGCAAAGGCCAGAGCAATATCAAAGCGTAACAAGGCAAAGAAAACAAGGAGTATTTAATGTCTGACCTTCGCCCTTTAACTGTTGCTGAATTTAATGCGGCTGTAGACCGAGGCATTAAGCAACGCGAAGAAAAAATTCCATCTAACTTTAGGCAGATTGCTAGAAAAGTAATTGCTGGCATGAGGCAACCAGCCCCATCAAATAGCCGAGACATTCGCAAGGTTGATGCTGACAAGCAAGAGCAGATGCAAGAACTAAAAGAATATAAACAGCGTATGCAAACAAAACGCAGGGCTTTAGTTAAGTTAGGCAAAAACCCAACGCGAGAAGCCTATCTTGATGCTGGTTTACCGCTTATAAATAAAGACAAGATTAAAGATTATATTGCAAACTAGGAGAAACTAATGCCTAACGTAGCTGGAAAGAAATATCCATACACCCCTGCTGGCAAGAAGGCCGCAAAGAAAGCTAAAACACTTTTAAAAAAGATGAAGGGTAAGGCTAATGCCTAAATACCAATTTAGGGATGGCACACCTTATGATGGGCCGACTATTAAAACCCCAGATGGTCGCATCCTTTCTGGCTCAACCTATACAGCAGAGTCCAAACGTCTAGTGGAGATAGAAGATGGCGGTGAACGAAGCAGGGAATTACACCAAACCAGCATTGAGGAAACGCCTATTCAACAAAGTAAAGGCGGAGTCAAAGGGCGGAAGAAGCGGTCAGTGGTCAGCAAGAAAAGCGCAAAGACTAGCTCTGCTTTATAAGAAAGCTGGCGGAGGTTATACATCGTGAAGAAAGCACCGAAAAAACCAAAAGGCAAAACACTTCTTAAAAAAACAAGTGGCGATGACCCATATCTTGACATTGGCTCGTTTTTAATGGGCAAAGATTTAATTGGCGGTTTATCTGGCTCTGAGGAAGACTCTTTTGTAGATTATTTGCGAGGCAAGGGTATAAGCAGAGGCAAAGCTGATTATATGGATTACAATTCAGTTAATAGCCACTACCAAAGATTTAAAGGTAAGATGAACTAATGAAGCCTCCACAGCAGTCATTACGCGCATGGACTCGCCAGAAGTGGCGCACTAAGTCAGGCAAGCCTAGCACACAAGGCTCTAAAGCCACTGGTGAGCGTTACTTGCCAGAGGCGGCTATTAAGGCTATGTCTAGTGAAGAATACGCCAGAACAACCAAAGCAAAGAGGGCGGCTTTGCGTAAAGGCAAACAATTTAGCAAACAGCCTAAGGATGTTGCTAAGAAGGCCGCAAGATTTAGATGAGTTTTTTACACACATTAAAGCCAGAAGAACGCGATATACTTCGCAGAGTGGTGAAGAAAGTCCACCTTGTTCACCATCCCAAAGAATTTTGTACAGACCGAGAAGCAGATAAGGTTATAGCCTCTATTGGCCCTGAGGTTGTAGAACGCATGATTCGGTTTGGGAAAGACAAGCAAGTTGACCAGCTTTAATTACAAGCCAGATGGTAAAGTATTAAAAGCATTTATGAAGGACAACACCTTCTTTCGCGGCATCAGAGGACCAGTAGGTTCTGGAAAATCTGTTGGATGTTGTGTTGAGGTGTTCCGCAGAGCCTTAGAGCAGAAGCCAAATAAAGATGGTGTACGGCGTTCTCGTTGGGCGATTATTAGAAACACAAACCCCCAGCTACGAACAACAACAATCAAAACATGGCTCGACTGGTTTCCCGAAGACCAGTGGGGAAAGTTTATGTGGTCAGTGCCATATACGCATTTTATCAAACAAGGCGACCTCGAACTTGAGGTTATCTTTCTTGCGCTGGATAGGCCAGAAGATGTTAAGAAACTGCTGTCGCTTGAACTTACAGGCATCTGGATTAACGAAGCCAGAGAAGTGCCGAAAAGTATTATAGACGCTTGTACAATGCGTGTGGGTCGCTTTCCTTCCATGCGCGATGGTGGGCCATCATGGTCAGGTGTTATTGCGGACACCAATGCTCCTGAAGAAGACCACTGGTGGCCCATCATGTCTGGCGAAGTGCCTATTCCAGACCATATACCAAGAGAACAAGCAAGGATGCTGGTCAAGCCAGACAATTGGTCTTTCTATATTCAGCCAGAAGGTATGAGAGAAGTCTTTGAGGAGGATGGTTCTGTTAAGGATTATGAGCCTAACAAGGACGCAGAGAACTCAAAGAATATGCTTAAAACATATTATCCAAACCTTATACGAGGCAAGACTAAGAGTTGGATTGATGTTTATGTAATGAATCGTCTTGGCTCTATACAGGAGGGCAAGCCAGTGTATCCTTCATTTGTTGCGGAAACACATATAGCCAAAGAAGAAATACCTATTGCCGATGGTGTTCCTGTGTATATTGGCATTGACTTTGGGCTTACCCCTGCGGCTGTCTTTGGTCAGAAGGTGCGTGGACGCTGGCTTATTCAGTCTGAGATTGTAGCTATTGACATGGGTATCGTGCGCTTTGCTGAATTACTGCGGCAAGAGATAGCTACACGCTTTGGTAATCAAGAGGTTCATATCTTTGGCGACCCTGCTGGTGACTTCCGCGCACAAACAGATGAGTCTACACCCTTTCAAATACTTAGAGGTGCAGGGCTTAGAGCATTACCAGCCCCATCAAACTCTGTTGATTTGCGTTTAGAAGCTGTTTCAGCCTCGTTAAATAAGATGGTTGATGGCAAATCAGCTTTCCTTATAGACAGAAGATGCCCATCGCTTATCAAAGGTTTTGAAGGTGGGTATCAATATAAACGTATGGAGGTATCTGGCGAAAGATACGCTGATAAGCCAGACAAAAATATGTATTCTCATATACATGACGCATTGCAATACCTAATGCTAGGTGCTGGTGAAGGCAGACAACTTATATCTGGACACAAACCAGTTAATGCTTTCAATGCCAGAAAAGACTTTGATGTGTTTACTCGCAAGCCAAGACAAGCCAAACGACAAGGTTTGTGGGCAAGAATGTAATTTGTGCGTTGCGCTGTGCGACTAAATGTGATTAGGAATAGTAAAGCTATAAGGAGATTATTATGTGTGTAGGCAGTAAACCCAAAGCACCAGCACCAGACCCAGCAGTAGAAGCGCAACAAACAGAACAAAAAGCGCAAGAAACGCAAAAAAAAGCAACACGTAGACAAGAGTCGTTACAGCAAACTGTTGCAAGAAGAACTGGTGGCAGAGGTCGCAGGTCGCTTATTAGCGGTACTGGCGGTGGAATGGGCTTCTATAACGAGTATGTATAATGATTGTACAACCAACTGCCGATAGTGGCGTATATGTTGCGGATAATGTGGCTTCTCAGTTTCTTAAAAAATATGAGAGAGCAAAGTCTTTACGCGAAAACTTTGTTCCGTTGTTCGAGGAATGTTACGAATATGCGCTACCTCAGAGAGAGTCTTTCTATGCTGAAACAATCGGACAGCGCAGAGATGACAAAATTTTTGATGAGACGGCTGTTGTTGGTGTACAGGAATTTGCATCGAGGCTTCAATCAGGACTTGTTCCGAATTTCGCTCGTTGGGCAGACTTTAATGCTGGCAGTGAAGTGCCACCAGAAGACCGTGACGCAATCAATAACGAACTTGATGAAGTCACTGATTATGTTTTTGAGGTTATCCAAAATTCAAACTTTGGTCAGGAAGTACATGAATCGTTCCTAGACCTAGCGGTAGGCACTGGCGTTCTTGCTGTAAGCGAGGGCGATGCTGTTAATCCAGTAGTTTTTTCAGCGATACCCCTCCCACACGTTGTACTGGATACTGGCCCCGATGACAGGATTGACCACGTTTATAGAGAACGTCAGTGCCGCAATTCGGATATTCCTATTATGTATCCGAAAGCAGTTATTAACGACAAACTACAGGCTAAGATAAATAACTATCCAGACGAAAGAACTAAGGTTCTTGAGGTGGTTTGCAAAGATTACAGCAAGAAAAACCAAGAAGCATATTTCTTTTATGCTATTGAAACAGAAACAAAAAGCGTAGTTAAGCAAGAAAACTATAACGGTGTAGGTTCTAATCCTTTTGTTTGTTTCCGTTGGTCTAAATGTGCTGGTGAAATCTATGGGCGTGGCCCTTTGATTAACGCACTAAGCGCAATCAAAACCACCAACTTAACGATTGAACTTATTCTTGAAAATGCTCAGATGGCTATCTCTGGCATCTATCAGATGGATGATGATGGCGTTATCAACCCAGACACTATCAACCTAGTCCCCGGAACTGTGATACCAAAAGCCGCAGGTTCGCTAGGCTTACAGCCTGTTCAAGCGGCTGGTTCATTTGATGTGGCTAATCTTGTGCTTTCAGATATGCGTTTAAATATTAAACGTGCATTGTACAATGATATGCTGGGCAATCCAGACAGAACACCAGCATCTGCAACAGAAGTTGCAGAAAGAATGGCTGACCTTTCCAGACGCATTGGTTCTGCTTTTGGCAGATTGCAAGCAGAACTGGTACAGCCTGTTCTTGCAAGGGTGGTTTACATTCTAAAAAAACAAGGTAGGATTGATTTGCCAACGCTGAATGGCAGAGAGGTCAAGGTAAAGTCGGTATCGCCTTTAGCCCAAGCCCAAGCTAATCAAGACATTACATCTGTCTCACGTTGGTTAGAGTTGGTGCAAGGTGTATTTGGGCCTGAGGTTATGAACATCCTTATTAATTCTGAGGAAACTGCCGCCTTCTTAGCTAAGAAGTTTGGCGTTCCTGATTTATTGATTAGGGATGTAGAAGAAAGAAAACAGTTAATCCAAATGGCCCAGCAGTATGCACAGCAACAACAGATGCAACAGCAACAGCCAATGGAGCAAATGTTTGGTCAAGGGTAATGCCTATATAGGTATTGACGGTTTTCATCGTAATAAGAATGAAGACGCAAAAATAAGCCTAAATGTTGCAAGTGTATTCCAGACAGAAGCAGGTGCGGCTGTCTTGAAATACTTGCGTTCTATAACAATCGAGTCAGTGCATGGTGCGGCAGTCGGAAACGATGAACTGCGTCATGCCGAAGGCCAGCGATACATTGTTGGCCTCATTGAAACTAGAATAAGACACGCACATAAGGTGAAAGAAAATGAGTGAAGAAGCACAAGAAGTAGTAACTGAAGGTGGCGACCCACAACTACAACCAGAAGTACAGGTCGAACGTCCTGAATGGTTGCCTGAAAAGTTTAAGTCAGCAGAAGATTTGGCTACAGCATACTCCTCATTGGAGGGTAAGTTAGGTCAAAAAGAAGAAGAATACAAAGACGCTTTCTTAAAAGAATTAGAGGCTGAAGCCTATGCTAATCGTCCTGAATCTGCTGGTGACTATCAATTACCAGAAGGCATTGACGAAGAACTAGCGGCAGATAATGAGTTGTTAGATTGGTGGTCTAAAACTGCATTTGAAAATGGATACAGCCAAGATGAATTTGCTGAAGGTATTAATATGTACCTCAATGCCCTCAATGCAGATGTTCCAGATTATGATGCAGAGGTTGGCAAGCTAGGCGATAATGCCAACGCAAGAACAGAAGCCGCTAGTTTGTTTGCCAATCAATTCTTTCCAGAGGAACAGCTACCTGCTATTGAGCGTATGTGCGAAACAGCAGAAGGCGTAATGGCTTTGGAAACTATCATGGAAGCTATGAAACAAGCTGGCCCATCTACAGATGGAACTCCGCTTGGTGCTATCAATGAACAGCAGTTACAACAGATGATGAACGACCCACGTTATCACGACCCTGCAAGACGCGACCCGAACTATGTTCAGCAGGTAGAGGCAGGGTTTAAAAAGTTGTATGGCTAACGAAATCGTGCGAGTTGGGCGACTCTCGCTTATCAAAGGTCGCCCCCATCATGCAGAGGAAATAGCAGACTCATTGCGCTTCTTTGACAAAAGGGAGTGCATGATATGGGGTTTGCCACCTCTTGAAGCCTTAACAGAGCCTTTTGCAACAACAGACGCACGCATCTATACGATAAGATTTGACGATAGACCTATAGCAATGTGTGGCGTAGTACCCCTTGATGATAATCAGGGGCGTGTGTGGATGCTTGGAACTGGTGCAATTAACAATAACTTCAGACCTTTCTTGCGTGGTTGCAAGCAGGTAATAGAAATCTTGCAAGGTGATTTAGATTTAATAGAAAACTTCTGTCCTGTAGACCATCACGAAACAATTATGTGGTTAAGTTGGTGTGGATTTACATTTGACGATGAAACATACGAAGTAAATGGTCACATGATGATGCGTTTTGTGCGTTGCAGAGTGCGACAAAATAATGTTTATTACTTAAATCAACGGCCTGTAATGCACTGAGCGACCCGAAAGGATAATCGCTTTGAGGTGATAGCACAGACAACCGCAAAAAACCAAAACTTAACCTTATGAAAAGGACTGTAAAATGGCGAATACTATTGATACCGCTTTTATTAAACAGTTTGAATCAGAGGTACACATGGCTTATCAGCGCATGGGTTCTAAATTGCGGAACACTGTGCGTACTGTATCAAGTGTACGTGGCAACACTGTGCGTTTCCAAAAGATTGGCACAGGCTCTGCTTCAACTAAATCACGCAACGGCAACGTAGCACCTATGGAACTTGCACACACCAATGTGGAAGCAACAATGGCTGACTACTATGCCGCAGAATACATCGACAAGTTGGACGAACTAAAGACCAACATTGATGAGCGTCAAGCAGTTGCTAAGTCTGCCGCCGCCGCATTGGGGCGTAAGACTGACGACATTCTTATCACAGCTATGGATGCTGGTGCTAATGCAACGCAGATTAATTCAACTGCGGCCGCAGTAGACAAGGCTGACTTGCTTACTCTGTTCGAGACATTCGGTTCTGCCGATATTCCTGAAGATGGTGGGCGTTATCTTGCTATGCACCCGAAAGGTTATGCTGACCTGTTTGCAATCAACGAGTTTGCTTCAAGCGACTTTGTTGGCGAACAGAACCTGCCTTTCGCTGGCGGTATGACAATGAAGGAATTTCTTGGGTTCAAGATTTTCTCTACATCAGCCGTAACTGCTGGTAAGAACATTGCTTATCACACTTCTGCTGTTGGTCTTGGCATTGGCTCAGACGTAACAACTGAACTCAACTATGTCGCAGAAAAAGTATCACACCTTGCCACATCAATGATGTCAATGGGTTCTGTCGTTATTGACGACAACGGTGTGTACGAAGTTCTGGACAACAACTAAAAGGAGTTAAGATTATGGCATTTTCCGCAGATGGTCTAACCCTAGTTGGCGGTTCATCAGCACAGCGTATGTGGATTTACACAAGCGCAGATACTATTGCTGATATTAACACTGAAGATTACTTCCTAGATGCAATTGGCATGATTAACAAAAATGATGTTATGTTTGTCGTTTCATCAACAGGCGGTACTCCTGTAGTTTCAACCGCATACTGTAACCAGAGCGATGGCACTAACATCGACATCGTTAATGGTGTTGCTGTTACAGCTACTGACTCTGACTAATAATAAGGGAGTGGGGGGTGTAAGCCCCCCATCACCGTATGGCAAGCACTACAGCAGATTCACCAATCGACATTTGCGCCAGAGCCTTAATACTCATAGGTGCAGACCCGATTACATCTTTCAACGATGGAACAACCGAGGCATTAGTCTCGGTCAATATGTATGAGGACGTAGCTAGAGCCGCTTTGGTAAACTCTCGCTGGCGTTTTTCTACAAACCAAGCTGTATTAAATTTATTAACTGCCGCACCTACTGGACGCTATGACAGAGCCTATCAGTTACCTAATGATTTGCTTATGTTACACGCTGTTACAGTACAAGACCTACCAATAGAATATCAGATTTATGGCTCTAAAGTATTTGCAGATACTGACCCAAGTGATGTGGTTATTGCAGATTATACCTATAGAGCAGAAGAAGAAGATTGGCCTTCTTATTTTACATTAGCTGTTGAGTATGCTTTGGCTGTTGTATTTGCAACATCTATTGCTAGAGACTCTAGCCTTGCCAGTCTTATGAAGACACAAGCTAATGAAGCTATGGCAAAAGCTAGAAGCCTAGACTCACAACAGCAAACAGCTAGAAAGCTAGTTACATCGAGGTTTATTGCTGAAAGGCGTAGCTAATGCCAAGTATTAAGATACCTGTTAGCAACTTTCAGTTTGGTGAAATAAGCCCATCTCTTATCTCAAGAACTGATACAAAAGTTTACCAAAATGCGGCAAAGAAGGTTGAGAACTTTTTCTTACGCAGTGAAGGTGGCTTGCTGAAAAGATATGGCACACGCAAAATCTACGAGTTTGACACAACTGTAGACTCAACTAAGACACAACAGCACAGAATTATACCGTTTATTTTTTCTGATGATGAGCGTTATATTGTATCGCTTGAGCATGAAAAGATTAGAGTGTTTCAAATTAACCCCACTACAGGGGCTGTAAGCCTCGTCAGCACCATAACTGCTGATGTAGACAGTGCTACCCTGCCAATTACTGATGATATCATTCCTGAGGTCACATACGCCCAATCAGGGGATATTATGTTTTTAGCGCATCAAACCTTTATGGTGCGTAAACTTGTGCGTACTAGCTTAACAGACTTTGAAGTACAGACCTTTGAGTTTGAAGAAAGTGCTGATGGCTATAGAGTTAATCAACCTTATTACTCATTTCAGGGATTAAATGTAACGCTTGACCCATCTGCTAGTAGCGGTACTGGGATTACTGTGACAACAAGCGCAAACTATTTTGACACAACTGGAACACAATCTGGCGGTAATTATCCTGATTCAAAGCACGTAGGCACAACGCTTCGTTATCATAACAATGAGATTGTCATTACTTCTGTGCAGTCTGCCACACAAGCAACTGGTGATATTACAGATGAACTTACTGTACACCTAGATGCAGACGCAATAGAAACAACAGACGGTATTTCAGATATTGAGATTACCTTTGCATTGCATGGACTGGTTGTTGGTGATTCAATTACAATCGCTCATGCAGGTTCGGTAGGCGGCATATCTTCTAATCAAATCAATGGAACAAGAACCGTCCAAGAAGTAAGAAACAAAAACGTAATAGTAGTCACCGCTGGTCAAAACGCTAACTCCTCCGAGATTGGCGGTGGCTCACCCAAGATAACCACTCATGCACCAACTACTGAGTGGTCAGAACAATCATACAGCGCATTGCGAGGATATCCGGGGGCGGTTGCGTTTCACGAGAACAGGCTGTGGTTTGGTGGAACTATTGGTCAGCCAGACGGAATATGGGCAAGCCAATCTGCGGCATACTTTAACTTTGATGTTGGCGATGCAGAAGATAATGATGCGTTAGACCTTACTGCAAGTATTGGTGAAATCAACACTGTGCGCCACATTGTGTCTAATCGTGACCTACAGATATTTAGCAGTACATCTGAATTTTATATTCCAGCATTTACTGAAAAACCAATCACACCAACTAATGCACAAATTAAAAGACAAACGCCTTATGGTGCTAGTTTTGTCAGACCTCAATCATTAGATGGTGCTACACTATTTGTGCAGAAAACTGGCTCTGTTCTTAGAGAGTATATCTACTCTGATGCAGAGGCCGCTTATGTAACAACTGCCATATCTGCCTTATCAAGTCATTTGATAACAGAACCAGTGCAGATGACGATACTGCGAGGGGCTATCAATCGCCCAGAATCTTATGCGTTCCTCCTCAACAATGATGGTACTCTCGCAGTGTTTACATCTAGTAGAGCAGAACAAAGGGCTGGATGGTCACAGTGGACTACTAGCGGAAAGTTTCATTCATTATGCACAGTAGATGATAGAGTCTTTATCATAGGGCAATATGATACTGGTGCTGGCACAGATAAATTTATTTTGATGGAATTTGATGCTGACTTGAACTTGGACTTTTCTGATGAGTTTACTGGAACTGCTGGCGTTTTTGATGTATCTAGTCACTTTGCTGACGGAGCAGTTGTTGATGTGGTTAATGGGACTGACTATCTAGGACAGTTTACAGTAGCTGGTGGTGATGTAGATGTATCTGCTGTACAATCTATTACCAGCGCAGAAATAGGTTTAGCTTTTGATGTTGAGGCAGAGACGCTTCCATTTGACGCTACTGTTTCTAATGGCCCTCTAACTGGTGAGCCTCGTTCAATAAACAGAGTTACGCTTGATTTGCTTTCTACATTATCTGTGTCTGTAAATAACAAGCCGCTTATTATACGCACTGTAACAAGCAACTTTAGCCAAGACAGAATACCAGTTACAGGCAAAAAAGAATTTAGGCTGTTGGGTTATAGTAAAGACCCAACAATAACAATAACTCAAACAGCACCATTACCATTGCAAATCAATGGGATAGTTGCGGAGGTATCTTTCTAATGTGGCAATTTGTAGCTTTAGCAGGTGCGGCATTTAGTGCTTACGGTCAAATGCAAGCTGGAAAAGCGGCGGCACAACAAGGTCGCTTACAGCAAGCAATGTATGAACAAGAGCGTAGGCAGAATGAGATTGAAACGCTACAGCGTCACAATGACAGGCTTGCGGCCTATGATTCTGCAAGAGCAAGCAATCAGGCTTGGTTTGCTTTTTCTGGACGCGACCCAAGCGACCGTTCAGTTCAGGCGTTCCTCAATAAGCAACGTGAGGTAGCCTACACAGATGTTGCTCGTTCAGACGCACAAGGCTTTGCAGAAGGCGCACAGTTAGCGTTTCAAGGGCGTATGGCTAGGTATGGCGGTGAAACAAGACGAAGGGCTTACCAGATACAAGCCATATCAACTCTAGCCTCTGGTCTGCACGACTATGGCTCAGTAAAGACAACGTAAAGAGTATTTAATTATGGCTGTAATTAGAGAGAAAATTCAATTTAGAAACCAGAAGATTGGTGTCACTCGTGTTGATACTGGTCAAGAACAGTTATGGAATACTGTCTCTCAAGCCGCAGATACACTTACCGCAAGAGCCTTTCAAAGCGCAGAGATAGAGGCAAAGAAAGCTGGTAAAGAAGTCGCTGAGAATATGAGCGACAAGCGTTTACGCACAATAGACCCAGCAACAGGACAGCCTATTGCTTATCAAGCCCCTTCTGGTTTTGGCACTGTTGCCCAAGCCGCCTTCGAAGAAACGCTTGACCGCAGATACATTCGTTCTGTTGAGCAAGAAATACGCGACAAAGCAAACGAAACCTATCTTAAATATGTAAACGACCCACAAGGCCCTGAAAAATACGCAGTTGATATGGAAGACTACGTTGGGCAAATGACCAAGAACGCCAACTCACGCTTTCAGAATATGGTGCGTGACACTGGTGCGGCCTACATTGCTAGTACCAAGCTAAACCTTCTGACTCAAAGGCAAGCTCGTATAGTTGAACAAGAGCAAGGTGCTTTAACTAAAGACAATCAGTTTGTTGTAGAAACTATTCAATCAATAGCCAAAGGTGCTGGCTCTGATTTAATGGATGCTAACTCAATACCAAGAAAGCATATACAAGCTGTTGTTGATGAGCAAATTAATGCCCTTAACACTGCTGTGGATGCTGGTATTTTTACTGACGAACAGAGACGTTCAAGGGTAAGAGAGATACAAGCGGCATTGCCAACTAGCATATTGCAAAGCGTTCTAAATGCTGACGCTACTTTTGAAATTAAATCAGAAGATGAAGGAGAAGATGGTAAAACAGTTTCAATGAATGTTGATGTTGCTTCTGATATTGAAAGTTCTTTATCTGCTGGCAGAGTTCTTAGTGATGTCCCAGAGTCTTTGCGTCCTTATGTTCAAGAGGTTTTGGATTCAGATTCATACAAAGAAAACCCTGACCCACTTATCGCCAAAGCAACTGAGTTAAGAGTTGATTTAGGAAACACAGAAGAAACACAAAAAAAAGCTACCGCACTAGATATTAGAGTTGGTGAACTTTCTCAAGATGATAGGTTTGTTGATGCAAGTGCAACATTAACACAACAAGCCGCAGACGTAGTAGTTGCTCAAAATACTGATTCATTAAAAAACGAACCAAACCCAGATATGATTGGGTATTATATGACTGAAGAATCAGTAAACAATTCTGCACTTCAAAGATTAATACAATTCAAAGGGGTTTTGCCAGAAAGTTTTTTAACAGCGTTTGAACACGCTTTTAATTTACGCCCAATGAACAATGACCAGCTAACTAATTTATTAAGTCATTATGATAAATTATCGACTGCTCAAATTGGCTCTAAACAAATTAATGTTCTCACCTCTGATGGCGGTTTGACACAAGAGCAAGATGCGTTTTTTAGAAGTTTATCAGCTTTATCTAAAGTAAAAGGTTCTACAAACCTTGTTAAACTAGCATCATCACTTAGAGAGGATTTTCAAAATCCAGAACTTGTTAATGAAACTTTATTAACGCAGTTTGGTGAGTTTAATAAAGATGCTAAAAAAGGTAGCACTGTACTAACTTCGTATTTATCATCAAAGTTTGGCGATGATTACACAATGCATAAGTTAGCAAGTCCTCTTGTTCAATACATGGCTTCTTCTGGCATGACATTCAAAGAAATAGATAAACAAGTAAATGCTTTGTTTGAAACTACCTACATAGAAACTGATGGTCTTGTTATTGACCGTCATAATAAAACAAGTGACAGGTCAATGTTTGCTATTGCTAGAACTTTGCCAGACCCAAAAGAGCAAGGGATATTTGTTCGTGAAGTACAAATGATGTTAAACAAAAGATTTGGAAATGGAACATACGCTTTTACTAAAAAACCTATAGGTATAGACAAAACTAAAATAGTTAAATTAGTACCTGTTACTACAAATCCAGCAGTTCCTGATGTGGTCCAAGTTGAAACTCGCGTGGAAGGTAAAGCTGAACCTGTCATGCAAGACATTAAAACATTTACTTACATGGCTGTTGTTGAAGATAAAAATGGGGAAATTGTATTTTTGTCTGATGAAAATGGGCCAGTTGTCGTAACAACATCTATTGCAAAAGAAGCTATCGCGGCTCAAAGAGCTTTAGGTCAAAGCCAAGAAATTGCAACTTCGCAAAAGAAAGCTGAAATAAAAGGCAAGCGTCAAAAGGCACTTTCAGAAATAGAGGGTGAGTTGCCTACAGATGAGCAGATGTTTGAAGGTAGGTTTAATTAATGGAATTAAACGTATGGAACACAACACAGCCAGCTTTATTGCCTGTTGATGTAAAATCTAGACAGGCATTACAGCCAGAAGAAAAGCCTGAGTTTTGGAAAGATACTGTTCCAGCTTCTATAGGTTATCAATACGCACCTATTCTAGATGCCATTAGAAACACTGTAACCTATGGCACAAAGCGTCAAGCAGGTTACAATCCACTTGATGATATTGATGGCTATGAACAATATCAGCATACGCTTATGGATGCGTTAAATCCAGAACACATGGCTGACTTAAAAATGCAGATAGATGAAAACCTAAGACGCAGACAAGTTTTAGCTGATTCATCGTTTTTAGCTAATTTAGGTGCTGGTATCTTTGACCCTGTTAATCTTGTTGCGCTTCCCTTTGGTGGTGCGGCCGCTACTGTTGGGCGTCAGTTTTTGCGTAGCGGTGCTGGTGTTGGTTTAACACAAGTAGGATTAGAAGTTGCTCGTGCGCCATTTGACCCATTAGCAACAACCTCTGAAGTTGCTGTTAATGTTGG